ACCTAAAAAATCACCTACTATCAAGAAAGAACCTAAGGAGTAACCAACATGGCAACAACAACTTACCTATCGAATTTGTCGGCATTGACCGTGAACAGCGTTTCATTAGTCGATCAATGCACAGGAATTGTGTTCACCCAACTGCGGGAGAGTCTTGACAAAACGACTCTGGCAGATACGGGCCGCACCTACACGGGGGGTTTGTACAATAACGAATGTACGATGACCTTGTTCCAGTCTTACGCAGCAAGCGAGACCTACCAGACCTTGGCAGCACTTGTTGGCACACGCACAACAGTTGTTGCAACCGTCACTGAAGGCGCAGTAACCAAGGTTTTCACCCTGGCTGATTGCTACCTTGAATCGATGCCAGTAATTAACGGCGCATTGGGCGAACTAAGCACCGTAGATTTGACATTCACAGGTGGCGCGCTAAGCGTCAGCTGATAACGGCCCAACGGCCCGACACGAAAGGCAATAATGAAAATCAAATTGAAAGTTACCCCGACCCCTGACGGACAGGTTCACGAAGTATCAACAAATTTGTTGTGCATCGCGGAATGGGAAAAACAAGAAAACCGCAAAGTTTCTGACGGCCGAGGAATCGGAGTGATGGACATGGTTTTTTGGGCGCACTTCATGTTGAAGTTAAGCGGCCTAAAGATCGAGCCAACAGCCAAACAATGGTTGGAAGCACACCCTGACATGGAAATTGAAGCGGTGGATCAAACAAACCCAAACCCTACGGTCGCGGAACTTACCGAAGGCAACTAGCCGAACTCTTAGTTGCAACAGGGTATTTTCCGCCGCACATCGAATTTGACACACGCGACCTGCAAACCGTCATTAATGTTTTGAACGAGCAGGCAAAGGATAAACGGCGATGAGTGTCACAACTTCAATCAGGGTGGTCGGTGTTCAATCAGCGCTTAAAGAACTAAACAAAATAGACCCTAAACTTCGCCGCGCATATACGAAACGTTATAAAGACATCGTCAAACCTGTCGTCAAACAGGCAAAAGCAGCGTTCCCAAATGACCCACCATTGTCGGGCATGGGCAGGGCACACACACGTTTAGGTGGCTGGGATGGCGGTTTAGTGCGTAAAGGCGTAATCGCAAAGATCAACACACGCAAAGGCAGGGGAAAAGAAGTCGCGGCATTTGTCGTTCAGCAACGCACAGGCTGGGGATCAATCTTCGACATTGCAGGCCGAAACAACCAATCGTCACTGTTTGTGCAAAATCTGATGGGCAAAGGCTACGGCAACGCATCACGCGCAATGTGGCCAGCGTACGAATCAAATGCGTTGGAAGTAAGAGGCGCTGTGATTGACTTGGTCAACGATGTTATGGCTGATGTAGGAAGATGGAAATAGATGGCAATTAAAATTCCAATCATTTCGGAATTTAACCCGAAAGGAATCAACGCCGCCAAAGCCGAATTCGCCAGTTTGGAGACCACAGGCTCTAAAGCGATGTTTATGTTGCAACGGGCTGTCATTCCAGCAGCCGCCGCAATCGGCACAATTACAAGAGTGATCGCCCCAGCGATTCGAGCCGCGTCAGATTTTCAAGAAGCCACAGGCAAAGTCAATGTCGTATTCGGGCGCGCATCAAAAAGCATTAAAGATTTTGCCAACAATGCGGCGCGCGATCTAGGCCAATCAAAGCAATCGGTACTTGATGCGGCTGGCGTGTTCGGCACATTCGGAAAAGCAGCAGGTTTAGCAGGCGAAGATTTAGCGACGTTCACAACCGATTTCGTTACCCTGTCAACCGACCTGGCATCGTTTAACAACACAAGCCCCGAGGAAGCCATTCAGGCGGTTGGGGCGGCTTTACGGGGCGAATCAGAACCATTGCGCCGCTATGGCGTACTGCTGAACGATGCGGTTCTACGTCAAGAGGCAATGACCCTAGGTATTTATGACGGCAAAGGCGCGTTAACAGCACAACAAAAAGTGTTGGCCGCACAAGCAGCAATCTACAAACAAACAGGCGATGCACAAGGCGACTTCCTGCGAACTAGCGACGGCCTAGCAAACAGCCAACGATCATTAACCGCCGAATTTGAAAACATGCAAATTGAATTGGGTCGCTACCTGCTACCCAAAATGCAAGAATTCACTAACGCATTGCTGGACATTTCTGATTGGGTAAAACGAAATCCAACCGTGTTTAGTAAAATTGGCGAAGTATTTGGATTTATTGCCGAAAAAGTATTGGCGGCAACGTCACCATTAGCCCGTTTCTTTGGGTTGCTTAAAGGCCTTGGCGGTTTAGTTGGTGGCGCAGAAAAAGCAACGGGCGCATATAACAACGAACTAGGCAGGTCAGCAACCCAGCATATGCGAATGGCCGATGAAGCAGGGCTATTCAACAAAGCGTTGATGGATTCACAAAGACAATTAGGCGGTGCAACAAAAGAGGTCGAATCCTATGCAGCCGCGTTCCGTGACAAATTGGGCGATGCGCTTGATAACGCAAAAGACGGCCTGCAAGACGCCAAAGATGCGTTCAATGATTTTGCAACGTCGGTTGCTGAAGGCCTAAAATCGGCGTTTAGTTTTGGCGATGCACAAGAAGCAGGCAAGGAAACAGGCGTAGGATTCCTGCAAGGTTTACGCGATCAAGTCGCTGGGATTATTGGTTACACCAAAAAGGTTGATGACCTGCTGACGATGGGTTTAAGCCAGGATGCGTTAGCGCAGGTTTTGGCGGCTGGACAGGATGCTGGAACAGCAATTGCGGATCAGTTGATTGCAGGCGGATCAATTGCCATTCAAGAAACAAACGCACTAGTTGAATCCACCAATGCGGCCGCCGCCAAAGTTGGATTAAATGCAGCCACCCAGTGGTATCAAGCAGGCATTGACAGCGCAACATCAATTGTCAATGGCATTCAAAGCGAACTTGACAAACTGACACCAAAACTAATGAAGAAAATGGATGCAATTGCTGCCAAATTGAAGCGCACCGTCAACATTGATGTTGTAATTACCGAGCGTGTCAACAAAATTGTTGCAAACCTTGGCGGTATCCCAGCAATGGCCGAAGGCGGAATCGTCACCAAACCCACCCTGGCACTGATCGGTGAAGCAGGCCCTGAAGCCGTAGTTCCATTATCCAAAATGGGCAGCGGCGGCGGAGATGTGCATATTAACGTCAACGGTGGCTTGGCAACTAGCGCAGACATTGGGCAAAGCGTATTGAATGCGCTACGGGCTTATTCGAGGAGTGCAGGGCCGCTTGCCCTGAACATCGCCTGATGACTGGAATAGCGGTTGTTAATTCGGGTAACTATGACCTAAAAATTGACACAGGTTTCGTGCAGGATGCGTTCATTCTTGACAACGCAATTAGTGGAGTTTTAGATAACACAACGTTTGTACTTGACGGAACAACCGATTTTGCATCGGTGCTGGATTCAACCCAGTCAATCAGCGTGAAACGTGGCCGTCGCGATGTTGGTGATTCTTTTAGCGCTGGAACTATGTCATTTACAATTCTTGACGTGACAGGGATTTTTAATCCGTTTGATCAGAACAGCCCATTTTTTGACACCGCCGAAGCCAAGCCAGGCTTAGCGCCAATGCGCGAAGTTGAATTCATTCGCTACGACGACCTAGATCAACCCGAATCGTTGTTCAAAGGTTATGTCGTAAACTATGACTACAACTTCGCATTGGGCGGTTTGGACACTGTGACGGTGTATTGCGCTGACCAGTTCTATTTGTTGTCACAAACCTTTTTAGACGAACTAAACGTCACACCCGAAACATCGGGCGAACGTATAGAAACCGTTCTTGACTTGCCTGAAGTGGATTTCCCTATCGCGGCCCGTGACATTGATTTAGGAACAGTCAACCTAGGACACGACAGCGATTATACGGTGCAGGCTGGAACAAACGCCCTGACCTATCTTTCACAAATAAACGACACCGCAGAATTTGGCCGTTTGTTCATGTCACGTTCGGGCGACATCACATTTCAACCGCGTGTCGGTGCAACCCTTTCGGGATCGGTTGCAGATTTTAAAGACGACGGAACAGGAATCCCCTATTTTGGTTTAGGAATCTCATTCGAAGCCGACGCCGTAACAAACAGGGCAGTGGTTACAGGCTTAGACGGCAAGACAGCCACAGCCGAAGATTTGGCATCCATCGCCACATACTTCATCCAAACTGCCAGCATCACAAACAGCCTGTTACACGAACAAGACGAAATTGACAATGCCGCCGCATACCTGCTTAACCCAAACCCTGAAGCCAGGTTCACATCAGTCGAAACCGCTTTCCTGTCGCTGACCGATGCCCAACGTGACACGGTAGCCATCGTTGATATTGGCGACACCGTAACCATTGAAAAAACTTTCCCGACAGGGCCGACCACAACAACCCAACTGGCACAGGAACTAAGCGTTGAAGGCGTAGAACACTATTTAGATTTTGTGTCGGGCCATCGAATGTTGATCAGTACCGCCCCCACAACCATTGTGTTTGAACTAATTTTGGATGATCTGATCTATGGCGTACTTGACGCAGAAAATGTCTTAGGATAGGAGCACTTATGGGAGTAAACGCACAAACATCAGTTCCAGCATTTACCGCAGGTCAGGTATTGACCGCCGCGCAAATGACGCAGGTGAACACGGGCATTCCCGTGTTTGCTGACACGACCGCTCGAGATGCTGCTTTTGGTGGCTCGGGCGAAAAGGTGCTGGCCGAGGGTCAATTTGCATACATTGAAGCAACTGATACGACACAATATTACGACGGCGCAGCATGGCAATCAGTCGGTGCTGGCGGTTTGGTCAAAGTCGCATCAGGCACAGCAAGTTCAGGGTCAACTGTTAGCGTCAATAATTGTTTTACTAGCACATACGACAATTATTTAATTTTAATTACGGATTTTTCACAAACCACAACAGTCAATTCATTTCGTTTGCGCGCCGGCGGTTCAGATAACACAACATCAAATTACGACTCCGCAAGAATATATGTTGACACAACAGCCTCAGGTTTTGACGGCGGAACAAATGCAGGAACATCATTTTTCTTTGGTCAAACATCTGGAAACGTATCAAACAGCATTGTTATTCAAATAACCAACCCTCAAACAACAAAACAAACAAACATGTTTTTTAGCCAAGTTTCACCTAACGCAGTCCGAACAGTCGGTTTTCAAGGCTTTTGTATTTTTAAAGCAACTACCAGTTTTGACGGTTTTAGCGTGATAGCAAGCGGAACAATTTCAACATTTAATTACACAGTTTACGGGTATCAAAAATGACAAATAATTATGTAATCACAGAAGATAACGTGCCGCGCAACATGACCGAACAAGAAATTGCTGAATACAAGCAATGGGTTATTGAGCAAAAAGAAATTGAAACCCAAAAACTTGAACAACAAGCACTTAAACAGGAAACACTTGCCAAACTTGGACTTACTGCCGACGAAGTATCCGCGTTACTGTCGTAATGCGATGGCGGCCGTTAATTGGTTACGCGCTACTAGTTGTAGTGGTTGCGTGGGCTGTATCTAGTTGCGGTTATGACGGGTCATATCGTTACCCATGCCAAGACCCCACCAACTGGCAAAAGCCTGAATGCGAACCGCCCCTGTGCAACCCATCGGGAACATGTACAAAAGACCTGATCTATGAGACCACGCCTTAAACCCGAAGAATTACACGCACGACTAATCGTGATAGTTGGCCTAGTCATGGCGTTTGTTTTTGCGCTTACTGTTATTGGATTTGTTTACGCACTCATGTTTGTCACCCAGCCCGTAAATATTCAGTCACCCAATGACGCTGCGTTTATAGACCTGCTATCCACGTTGACCGTGTTCATGACTGGCACGTTGTCAGGTCTTGTTGCCTCGAATGGTCTAAAATCTAAACCCAAGGAGAAAACACATGAAACAGAGTGACAAAGCAATGTTGGCAAGTTATGGCCGTTCCGTTGTTGCAGCGGTTATTGCTGTTTATTCCACAGGCAACACCGACCCAGCAGACCTAGGCAAAGCCGCGCTGGCCGCACTTGTGCCAGTTCTTGCGCGCTATGTCAACCCAAAAGATTTGGCATTCGGTCGTGGCCGTACCCCACAAGCATAAGATCGTCAGGCCTGCCAGCCTGTTGCACGTCACCCCTGGCGAAGTGCCATTGAACCTATTGGTGGATGTCAAGCCATACGGCAAACTTCATTTGTTAGCAGCCGACGCATGGATGGCGTTTCGTGCGCGCGCATTTGCCGAAGGAATCAAAACGTTTAAACCCACATCAAGCGCCGACACATACCGATCGCTAGCAACCCAAACCATTGCGTGGAATGATCGAATGCAACTAACCCCAATAGAGGGTGTTAAACCGCGTGTGTATCAGGGCAAAAATTGGTATCTGAAAAAAGGTAAAGCCCCGATCGCACAACCTGGCCGATCAAACCACAACCTAGGTTTGTCAGTTGACGTGTCCGAAGCATCAGGCGAACGGTTGGCGTTCATGGCACAATTTGCAGCGCTGTACGGCTGGACTTGGGAACTGGATTCCGAGCCTTGGCACATCAATTACTACGTCGGCGACCGTGTTCCAGCCCTTGTGCAGCAATGGAAAGAAGCGAAATCCTTGCAATAGGCCTGTCAGTTGTTTAGGGTCGGTGTACCGACGAAAGGCCACGAATCATGGATCACAAGACCTACCACTACGAAGTGTTTTTAACTTCGCTTGATGACGGGCAACAGTGCATGGTTCAAATTTTCCGTGACCCCGAAAGCGGCCGCGTGTTGCATTCGCAACTTGCGTTTAAGAATGCCCTAGGCAGTTGGGGTGTTCCTTACCAATTGGAGAAATTGTGACATTTACAGCCCCCAAAATCATCGCCAGCCTAATCACAGCATTGTGGGGGTTTGCGCTTGCCCTAGGGCCTGCTAGCCCCCAATCAAAGCAACCTAGCGCGATCATTGAACTAGCCCCGTACTTGATTGAAGCAAGCACGACCACATCCAGCACATCGTCAACCCTGTTCATTGACCCTTACGGGTTAGCCTGTGAACAATTTAGCGCGCTGGCCGTAAACCTTGGCTGGCCTGTTGATCAGCGCACCGTGATCGAATCAATCATGTTTCGTGAATCACGCTGTATCCCAAACGTCGTAAACGGCAAAGACCCAAACGGTGGGTCACGTGGCCTAATGCAAATCAACGGATTTTGGACACCTTGGCTGATTGAGCGCGGCGTGATCACAAGCGCGGAAAACTTGTTACAGGCTGATGTTAATTTGCGCGCAGCATTAGAAATCTATAACTACGGGGTGGATCGTTACGGGTACGGCTGGGGGCCGTGGAGTGCAACAAAATGAGCGAAGGCGTGGCATGGAATCAAGGCGAACTATCAGAGGAAACAAGAAAACTTGTGTTGGAAAGAACTGAAATGACAAACCAC